CTTCCCTGTTCAAGTTGTTCTTCTGTTATCCAATCAGCCATTAGCTTTTCTCCTCATACTTATCTTTCTCTTCATTCCAAAATTTATCTCTTTCTTGTTTGTTTCTAAACCACCAACTGCCCGCACTTGGATAAGCATCATCTACATATCTATAAACAATTTCGTAAACATCTTTGCCTTGCATTTCGTTGTATAGCTTTTTAGTTATACCTTTATATTCAAGTAAATAATCTAAATCTACATCACCTGTATTTTTAGCTTTCATCATATAAACATCAATAATATCATCATGGTTTTTTAAGAAAATTTCTTTATTTTTGTTACTCATTAGCTTTTCTCCTCTATCCTTGACAATGTTTCCAATGTTCTTCAAGTTGCAGTAATTTATCTCTTATTTCTTCTAAACACATTAAATTACTATAATCAGGATTATCATATTCATAATCTTCCCCATCTATAAATTCATCATCAGCTTTCAACACATGTTCACTTTTAAATGTTTCAACTAATTTAGAACAAGAATAAGCTATAGAGGACAACTCTTGCCATTCACTATTAGTTAATGGATAACAGTCTTTGTCTTTTAAAGTTTCCCCGTTAATTAACTTTGCAAATTCTACACTACTCATCTTTTTTCTCCTCGCTTTCGCTTTCTATTGGTTTAAATTCAGATCTTAACTGTTGGGCGTAGTCTCTTAGCTTCTGTTGCCAAATAGCTGGAATCCATACTCTAATAGACATAAGGCCCTTCTTCTTTTGACGTTCAACATAGTTCGCCTGGTGTTTGTATTCGTCAGTCATTGTCGGACTCCTTAACAGTTAATACAAAATCACCTATATAGATTTCGTTTTTATCGCAATCGAACCAACATTCTTCTTTTATCTTTGAAAAGTCTGTTGGTCTATATTGTGTATTCTTCATTAAGTTATCGTAAACATCTGTTATAAATTCTTGTTTACTCATATTTATCCTCTACAGTTAAACAATAGACGTGTTCACCATTATCAGTATCAGGACATATTTCTTCTGTCCCTTGCGGTTCTTCTTTGAAAACTTCAACATCGCTAACTAATCCGTTATACATTGTTACTACCACATAAACTTCTTTATCTTCATATAAAGGAAGTTTTATATCGCATGAAGCGCATATCATTCCAACACTTTCTAAGTGTTCCATTTCTTTATTACAAATTTCACAATTCATTGTCTATGCTCCCAGTTGATAAAAGAATAAAAAGAAAAAGCCACACATGAACGCGCAGTAAGCGAGTCGTATTGCGTAGGCTTTGTATATTGTGCGTTTGGTTTTAATCATTACGCTACCTCATTAAAATCGGGCGCAACAATTCCATAGCCTCCCATGTCACGATACATATTACTTATGTTTTCGTTTGTAAAATCTTGGGTAAATTTAATTGCGTATCCTCTAGGATCACCATTAATGAAAATATTACTTTCATCTGTGCCAAGAGTTAAAGCAACTTCTTCCAGTAAAATATCAGAAGTTTCTTCATATTGGTCATGGTCTATATGTCCATTGCAATAATCTTCCGCCAGTCTATGCGTCCTGTTCTCAAGTCCAAACAGTCTTTTGCATAAAGCGATATTATCTAAATCAGTATTAAATAGATTATTAAGGCGTTGCCCGTGTTGATCTATTTGGTTATACATTCTCTCTTTCTTTGTTGTCATGTTTCTCTCCTCTATTTGTTAATGACAAGACACATTAGAACACATAGTTCCACTATGTGCAAGCATTTTTGTTCATTATTTGTTCTAATATGATAGAAAATAGATAAAATAGAGCCATTATGGAGATAAAAACCCCTAAAAAAGTAGGAAGAAAGCCTATAAAGATAGATATAGATAAGGTTGAGCTTTTAGCAGCTCAAGGTCTTGGGCCGACTCAAATAGCACGTGCTTTGGGCATTTCTTGGGACACATACAATAAAAATAAAAAGAGAAGTTCGGAATTATCGGAAGCTATAAAAAGAGGGGAAGCGAAGGGCCTAGCAGAAGTAACCAACGCACTTTTTAGTTCAGCTCAAGGCGGAAACGTAACCGCACAAATCTTTTACCTAAAAAATAGAGACACTACAAACTGGATGGATAGGGTAGAGACGAACCATACTCTCTCCATTGGTTCGGCCCTTGATAATGCCAGGTTACGCACCGCAAACGCACCAGCAAATATTATAGAAGGCGAGAAAGTACCCGATATAAGGCTTCCCGCTTCAAGATCAACAGATAAAAAATCAGATAAACCCCAAAAGACATGAAGCTCTCTCTCCTCCTCAACGCTTCAAGATTAGAAGATTGTCTTTTTCTCTATACTATCTCCAGAGTTTTAAATCTTCTAGTCACCCCCCCTTCAAAAAAAGTTGGGGGTATATATTGTGATAGATAGTAACTAAATTTTTTTTAATTTTTTATGAACAGACCTGAACTAACCCTTTTATTTGTAAATTTAACTTTTGGATTACTTGTCGCTTATTTTATTTTTTTATAATGGTACGAAAAGCAAAGTTTAATCAGTTATCGGTAAGAGACATATCTCGCCATCGCTATAAAAGAACATCCATTGGCAATTCTAAAAACAGCTTTGGTGCTGGCAGAAACAAACGCAACGATAGAAAGAAATATAGAGGGCAAGGATGAACTTCTATCACTTCCTGTTACAGCACGTTGATAGAGACGATAAAACAGGAACATTTGCAAAGCACGTTCTTAGCGATTGCAACTACCCTTCTGATAAACCTTACTTGGTTCAACTTAAATACTTGGAAGAACAAAACGCACCGCTAACAGCAATACTAGCTCTAGCGGATTCTTATAAAGCCTACTTGGATAAAAAATGAAATATAGTGCAAAACAAGAAGAAGAGTTAATGGCAGATCTATGGACTGCCAATATAAAAGACGATCCCCTTAACTTTGTAAAATACGTTTTCCCCTGGGATCAAGAAGGCACCCCCCTCGAAGGTTTTAAAGGCCCTCGCAAGTGGCAAGAAAAAATTTTACGAGATTTGGCAAACCACATTCAAAAGAACGCTGGGAAGTTTGACCCCAATATGTTTAGGTTGGCAGTTGCATCTGGTCGTGGAATCGGTAAATCCGCTTTGGTTGCGTGGGTTATATTGTGGATGCTATCGACTCGTCTCGGATCGACTGTGATTGTAACTGCTAACACCGAACAACAGCTACGCTCAAGAACATGGGCGGAACTTGGTAAGTGGCTAACGCTATCCATTAATGGACATTGGTTTAATAAAACTGCGACCACGCTTAAACCTGTTGATTGGTTTGAAGCATCTTTAGTTAAAGACCTACAAATAGACACAGGGTACTACTACGCACAAGCTCAACTTTGGTCGGAAGAAAACCCAGACGCTTTTGCTGGTATCCACAGTAACTATGGCGTGTGCTTAATCATGGATGAAGCATCAGGTATTCCAGCTCCTATCTATTCAGTAGCGGAAGGGTTCTTTTCAGAACCCACCGAAAATAGATTCTGGTTCGCTTTCTCCAACCCCAGAAGAAATCAAGGCCCTTTCTATGACAGCTTTCACGGTGCTAAATCTTTTTGGAATACCGAGCAGATAGACAGTAG